TGCTTTTAACTTCTCTATCTGTCCCTCTAAAGTATCCTCTCTTTCCTCTTGGTCTTTAATCACACCCTCCAAATACAGTATTCTATCGTTTGCCAATTCTAACTCCTTATCCCTCTTTGCTATTACCTCCTCTGAACCTTTTAGCACCCCGTTAAGGTCGTCAATCTTCTTTTTCAATACCTCTATATCATTTATATAAACTTGACAGGGATTTACAGGGGTAGAGGGTTCTGGAGGATAGTTTTTATCATTCACATTAGTTATCACTTGTTTTAACCAACCCTTATCGTGAGTTCCAATATTTAGTCCGGGACACGCTGTTGCTGTTGCCGAAGTTTCTTTATGCCCCCTTATTCTTGCGTCTATTTTATATCTTCTTTGCACATCTCTAATAAAAGCAACCAAGGACTTCATCATTGCTTCTGTAGGTTTATCTGTTTCGTAGTTACCTGTAAGACATATTGCTATTCCGTGAAGATTGAAACTATCTACTCCTCTAAAATTATCCCCTGAATGATATTTAACATACTTTTCATCAGTTACTTTTAATATCTCTCCATTCGTAGCCATTAAGTAGTGATAAGAAATATATGGATATGCACTTGGTGTTTTTGTAGTTTCAGCCCAACTCTTACTTTTATGCCAACCATTGAATAGTGTTGCTTGTGTTTTTAACTCTGCCATATTCTTGGCAGGTTTATAAACAGAATGATGAACCGCAACCCCTATTGTTTGACCACTTCTTATAATTGCCATAATAATATATTACTTAATTTATTCCACAACCGCAAATGGTGGAGTGGTAAATGTATATTCTATCGTCTTAAAAGGATTAACCCTATACACTATCTTCTCCTCGTATATATAATCTCCCTCCGGCAATGTTTCTGGGATACTAACCCCTGTCAAATAAGTATCATAACAACCTACATCAAAATTAGTATTCTTATCTGGTATTGAGAATATAACCCCATCTACAAACCTACCCAACACCTGTTCAGGATAGTTTAGGTTTTTACATATACGAAACTTAATCTCTAACACCTCTCCCTTTTTATACACCTCCTTACTTAACTCATAATTATTCTCTAGTGGGGTTAAAACCTCGTAATCCCTAATCTCCCAATAGCATAACAACCCAACTAAAAATATCACACTAAACAGCAGGACATTCAATATCCAATCTGACACCTTACTCCTATTATATTTTGCTATAAAACCGTTTTCTTTTTCCATATTATTTCAATATTAACCTTAAAACTGCTCCTATTAGGGCAGTTCCTACAATCCAACTAATTTTAGTTATAACTCCCTCTAATTTCATTACTCTATTTTTGAACTCCTCACAAGTTTGTGCCATCTTTTGATACTCTTTCATATCCTTTCTTAACTCTACTATATCTTTCTGTAATTCTTCTAATAGTATTTTAGTTGTAGTTATTTCCTTTATCGTATTATCGTCCATCTTTCTCTATCTATATATTATTTCTCTATAATCGGTTCAATCTTATTTTTATCCTCTATATCCTTTACAGACACATTCATCTTATCTTTTAATGCTTTAACCGGTTTTATTCTCTGCTTTTTAACCTTACTACTATCGTTCCCAACTACATTCCTTTTCATATACTTTAACGCTTCTTCAACAGCACATACCATTTGATACTTCAACTTTTCTTCATCTTCTACTATTTCCAGACCAAACTTTCTAATAACCCATTGAAAATCTGGCATTATATTACCATTATCATCTTCAACCTCTATATGAAGCACAACCCTCTCTGCCCCATACCCCTCAACTGTTTCTATTTCTTTTAATTCACTTCTCATATTTTTAATATATCAATTTAAGCAGTTCTTCTCCACATATATACAGTTATATAGGGTGGCATATTGCTATCAGTAGAGGTATATCCATACGCAGAAGTATAATGCGAAAAACTTCCACTACTCAAGTGTCCAGAGGTAGTGCCGGGGACTGCATAGGTATAATTTGAAGTTCCACCACCACTAGGGTCTGAAGCAACTGTGCTTACAAAACCCAACCTGTCTGCGTCCCCAGTTGGAGAACCGATTGCTGCCCTTAACACTCCCTCGTTATGATTATGTGTTTTACTACCACCCAATTCATTTACACTATCAAAATCTGTGTCAGAAGAGTTCCAAGATACTAACATTCTCCCTGCACCATATCTTTCCCAAGTTCCAAACCCGAATAAATCACTAGGAGAACTATTTGTAGTTGAAATATATAACGAACCTACTGGGTAGATTATCTCCCATATACTATACCCATCTACTTGAAAACTATCCCCCTCGGTTGCGTCATACTTCTTTTTAACTGCTATTCCATCACTTGTTATATCCATTACAGGGACACCAGTATCTAAAGTTGCTTCTACTATCTTATTAGTAAGTTTGTCGTATATTCTAACCTCAATATTGTATGCTTTGCTCGTATCAAAACCAGTAGCCCCTAAATCTCCATCTATATAATCATCATAACTTAAACTACCACTACTATCTGTTAGGGTAATACTATTCCAAGTTTGTGAACCCCAACTCTCGGTAGTTTCTTTATACCTATAATGGGCTGTTATTGTATTTTGAACCCCACTTGTTCCACCTCCGAAATACCCATACCAATACGAACCACTTATTTGTAGTTTCGTTCCACTATCTACACCATTATCTCTTACCAAACTTAATCCCCATAAATTACAAGCAGAGTAGTCGGTAATTGTTCCAAAACTATCATTTACAGTTGTTGTTAAACTTCTACTATCGTAAGCAGTTACACTTACACTTCCTGTATCGGCACTTGTAATATCTAAATTAACAGTAGCACTTGAACTATAATTTTCCTCATCGTATTTAGCCCCTGCCGTAAATCTATACTTAACCTCGGTGGCGTAGTTTAATGCCACCATTTTATTCGCAGTTGTAATTACTGCTCGGATATTTGAGTATCCTTTAATCATTTTATCTAAATTAGTTCCTAATAGGGTTGCTGTGCTACTACTAACCAAAACATTACTATATTTATCTGTATTGTTAATAGTTTTATCTACATTCTCTAATGTGTAAGTAGTAAAGGTAGGTTTATTTATAGTTTGATTTATATATACAGTTTTATTGGCATCATAATAATTTCCTACCTGATTACTATATCCACTATCTGAATAGGTATATATCCTCATTATCATTGAACGGGAAGTGTCATTCGGCATAGCCGCATACATAATATTGTTCTCGGTAGTCCCCAAAGTCATTGTAGCAGTAGATTGAGGTGTTCCTAGATTTTGAGTAGAAACCACGTCCCAAGTAGAACCGTCCCATACATATATTCTACCTTTAATATATAAGTCGCCCGGATTACTCAAACTAAAACTATAATTCCCTCCTATTGTATGATTACCTGCACTTGTAATAGTAGCCGCTCTTGGTATTGTAGTTAGGGCAACCGTTGCACTCGCACTACCAGTATAAGGAGTATAACTAGGTCTAGGGTCTATATGACAAACCTCTCCACTAGAACTAATTGATATTGACTTACTCCCATCAGCATTATGAGTAATTGTTTTAGAACCACTTACCAGTAATCTAGGGGTAGTTTCTGGGTTCATATCTACGTAATTATTCGCATTAAAAGCAGTCCCATCTATGTATAGATAATGATTATTTTGAGAAGATTCAACATTATAAGAACCTATCTTTTGAACATAAACCCAAGCACTAACCAAAGAAGTGTTATTAGCAACATTAACATCTGTTTCAGTCCAAGTAATATAGTAAGCAAAATGACTGCTCAAATATTGTGTAGAACCATTTATTTGTGCCATTTATATTCAATTCAAATTAACTAATCATTTACTGTTATCATACAACCTGTTGATGTAGGTATAAATCTAGTCGCTTTAGCACTATTCTCATATCTTTGTAGGGTAAACTCATCTTGTGCTACCAACTCTGTAATCAAACCCTCGTCCTTACTAAATAATGCCACAGTTTTATCCGTTCCACCACTTGTATCGTATATTCCTAATTTCGTATTATCTAGTGTCGCTTTGAAAGTATCTGTTAAACTCGTTACACTAAACCCATCTTCATCAAACCTAAAGTTTTTACCATATATTTCTGTCGGTGCTTGTATCCAACCATTTACATCTCCTAACTTACATACCATATCCGTTACTATTGCGTAAGCACTTGTTCCACTTAAAGTATTATCTATTTTAATAGTAGTTGCCGTGCTAGTAGCAGTAAAGGTATATTTATAAACAGCCCAAGTTTCATCTACATAATCCCCTGCTGTTATGCTTAAAGTTTCTCCCACTCCTGTAATAGTCAAATCCAAATCATACAACTTCTTAAACCTACAATAAAAAGTATAACTCTCTCCACTAATAGTAGGCATTGTTTGAACTAAAAATTGTTCATCTATTTGAATACCACTACCACTTTCCGTATTTTCTTCTGTATCAGAATTAAGTAAAGCAGTTCCGTCATTATCACTATCTAGTAAAGTTCCACTCTCATCAAACTCCTGCCATTCTTCAATAGTTCCCTTTAATCCTGCACTATTCCTTATTAGGTTAGCACCTCCTATACCCTCAATGCTTACCTCTAATCCATCTACATCTAACTGTAAACTCGTTACATCACTTTTAACAACAGTTATCTCATCACTATTATCCTCTGCCAATGCTTGTGCTGAATCAGCAGTAGATTGAACTGCACTTACACTAGCATTTATAGTATCTGCCGTTACGGATATCTGTGAATTAGTTTCATCTTTAGTATAATAATCCCCTAAATCATCAGTAGTTAAACCTGTTGCTTCCCACTCCGTTCCTGTCCATCTATAAATAACATTGTCGTCTGTATCTAAATATAAATCATCAACCTCTGGGCTTTCTGGTGGGGTGGATTGCATAGGAACTGAAATCTTTTCTTCTAACTCTGAACTTATTATAGTTATCTCTCCTGCTTGTTTATCTACTATAATCTCTGTATCTTTAATCTTCTTACCTATAAAACCTGCGTATTCATAAGGGGTAGTGCTTTTCTCTGGCACTTTTGCCGAAATAGTTTCACTTATACCCCCTGATATATTAAGTTTTATATTCATTACTAACACCTCGTAAGTAACACTATTCAAATCCGTTACTCGTATTCTATCCCCTACATTAAAATACCCTAATCCGATAGTATCACAACTAAAAGGGTAGTAGGTTAAACCATCTAGGACTGTGAAGATAGGTGTTATATAAGTTTCTCTATCATTATCTAAAATATCATTATTGATTATCTTAAACTCGTGTAGTCCATAAGTAGATACACTTGTTGCGTCTTGTTGAACTATATTATCCTCTTGTGGCATTCTACTTAATACCAAACTATTCAACTCTTGATAAATAGGTTCTAGTTTCAAACTCAACTCCTCATTAGTAGTTATTGTTTCTTCAACTGAACCACTTATTTGCTTAAACGCTAATTCATCATCTTCGTTAAAGTAAATAATTGAACCACTTGCTTCTGCTACCTGATTTAATATATCTCTGTATGTAAATTGGCTTTCACTCCACAAATCTGCTGTAATTGATATTGTGCTATTAGTAAAAGTAGTAGTATCTAAAGTCCAACCCAACTCGGTGCAGATTGCTTGAACTAATCCACTAACAGTTATGGGGTAGGTAGGTGTCAAATCCCATTGTTGTA